ATGGTCGCCTGGTTCATTCGCCACAACCGCCCAGTACCGCTGTCCACTCAAGAATTTCAAGCCGGTTTGCAGGATCGTTTCTCGGTTCGTGACGGCATGATCTTCTTATCCGAACAACTCAACGACTACGACCGGGCGCGGTTGCAAGTCGCTCAAGCGCCACAAATGGAATTGTTTGTGTCCGACGAGCGTTCCGCGATTAACTGGCTCACCGGCTTCCTCAAACAGCGCCCCGCCACCACGCAAGACATTAACCCGGACTTCATGCAGCAACTCGGCGCAGGCTGGAAAAAACACGAAGCCCGCCCGGAATTAAAACAACTGCTGGACAACAACTTTCTGCAAGACGCCGCCAATCGCTGGTACGTCCCCGATCCCAACAAAGCGCAAGAACTGGAACAACTCCACACCAAGGCGCTGCTCAAGGAATTTGCCGTCTACCAAACCTAGACCGGTCGCCAGCTTAAGGAATTCCGCACCGAAGCCCTCCGCGCCGGTTTCAAAGCCGCTTACGGCCGCCGCGACTACCGCACCATCGTCACCGTCGCCAATAAACTGCCCGACGCCGTGTTGCAGGAAGACGAAAAACTGCTGATGTATTACGACGTAGCAAGTCTGCGGGTTGAGGAGGAATAGCCATGTACGCTGAACGCCTGTTAATTGTGGGGAGACACATAGAATGATTCGCAAGACAGAAAACCACGAACCCGGAAAAACCCGGAAAAACCCGGAAGAAACAAGCGCCTATCCCCCATTCCGCCGCCTGTCCCTCGGACACATAGCTTGATTATGACACTGTTTAATTAGGAAGGGAGACACATACGATGATTCTGTCCCCTCCCGTCTTAAAAACTTTAAATTGTCTTAAGTCCTGTTTAATGCTCACAATTTTCCCCCTTTTCCTATCTTAAATTCGAAACGCCTCGCGCAACCTCGCGCAACCGTATATACAGCCTCGCGCAACCAATTCGCGCAACTTTTGCCCTATTTCCCTTGCATTTTACTGGGTCTTTCGCGCAACTTAATTGTGTTTTGAAACTTTCTAGCCGGCCCGTTTTAGCTCGTCCGGTTGCGCCGCAGCAGAAGCGGTTTGCTCAATAATTCGCTTCCCGCGCTCATCGCTTTGCCGATAGTTGTCGATCAGCGCCGCCTCCCGATGGGGCAATGCGCTCCCCGCTCGCTGGCCCGTGAGGATGTACTGCATATCGGCGCCGGCCTGGGCGAAAGCGAATAAAACTTCTCCTCCCGGTGCGGCTTTCCCGCGCTCATATTTCCCCCAGATTTCGCGGCTGACTCCACACCGCTCAGCCATCTCCGCTTGATTGAACCCTAGCCGTTCCCGTTCCTCCCGAATTCTCGGCGCGCTTAGAGAAATAAAGTTCATATTTGCCCTTGACCGTGAGAATTAAAGTTCTCATAATGATGCTTATTGCATAAGAGCAAGCATATATGAACGAGTACTTGAAAGTTCGGATTGGATTGATCTCCAAGGGCACCAGCTTCAGCCGCTGGTGTCAGCAAAACGGCATCAAGCGCCAGAATGCTCAGAAGGCTTTGGTGCGGAAATGGAATGGCCCCAAAGGGCGGGCGGTGCGCCAGCAGTTGCTGAACGCGGCCGGAGTCTGCAGTCATGGCTGACATCTGGCTGGATACGACCGCGATTGCCGCCATGATCAGCGTCAGTCAGCAAGCCATCCGCAAGCGCATCGGGGAGTTCACCACCCGCCGCGTCGGCGTCCGGCATGAGATTCTGCTGTCCTCCCTGCCCGAGGTCTGGCAACGCGCCTGGCGGGTGCAGCAAGCCGCCGCCGAAGCGACCCCGGTCGCCGTCGATCCCGCCCGGGAGGCCCTCTGGGCGTGGTATGCCCGCCGGCCCGGCACCATCAAGGCCGAAGCCGAGCGCCGCCTGACGTGGATGCAGCGCCTCCAGGCCGCCCTGGACGACGACCCCGACCTCTACGTCACCCACCTCGCCCGCGCCCTGGCCGTCAAAGACCCCAGCGCCGTCACCCTGATCCGCTGGTGGGCCAAAATCAAGGACGCCCCCCGCCAGGACTGGCTGGCCCTGCTCGCGCCGGGGAATATCGGCAACCCGAACGAGGCCGACTGCAGCCCGGAGGCGTGGGATTTCTTCGTCGGCGAGTACCTCTCCCGCCGCCGCACCCCCGCCACCCTCTGCTACGAACGCACCCAGCGCGCCGCCGCCGAACACGGCTGGACCCTGCCCAGCCTGAAAACATTGCAGCGCCGCCTCACCCAGTCGGTCTCCCAGGGCGCGCTCACCCTCGCCCGCCAGGGCGCCGAGCCGTTGCGCGACACCTTCAAAACCCTGCGCCGTGATCCGCGTTCCTTCCATGCCGGCGAGATGGTCAGCGGCGACGGCCTCAAGTTTGACACCTTATGGATAAGGTGGCCGGACGGCGAGATTCTCAACACCACCACCGCCTGGTTTTGGCAAGACGGCTACTCCAACAAGCTGCTGGCCTACCGCGTCGATAAAACCGAAAACGCCGACCTGTTCCGCCTGGCGTTTTACGACCTGACCGCCATCACCCTGCCGCGCCTGGTGCTGATCGACAACACCCGCGCCGCCGCCAACAAAGTCATGACCGGGCGCGCCCCCGGCCGCCATCGCTTCAAGGACCGCCCCGACGATCTGGAAGGCGCCCTGGTGCAGCTCGGTTGCCACGTCCACTGGGCCGACCCCAACCACGACGTCACCAACCCCGGCTCCAAGCCCATCGAACGCAGCTTCGGCATCGGCGGCATTCACGAGCGCGTCAGGACCCATCCGCGCTTCGCCGAACGCGGCTACCGCAGCGACAAAGCCATCGATCTCGCGGAATTTCTGGAAGTGCTGGCCGAAGAAGTGACCGCCTGGAACGCCAAACCCAAGCGCCGCACGGTCGTTTGTGGCGGCGAACTCAGCTACGCCCAGGCGTTCGAGGACAGCTACCAAAAAGCCACCATCCACCTGCCCACCCGCCAGCAACGCCAGCTCCTGCTGCTCATCCCCGCCGTCTGCACCTGTCGCGCCCCCTCCGGTGAGATCACCCTGCCGGTCGGCAAAGGCCCCCACGGCGACAATCGCTACTGGTGCGAGCGCCTGTCCGAGCACCTGGGCGAGTCGGTGGTCGCCTACTACGACCCCGCCTATCTGCATGAACCGCTCGCCGTGTACACCCGCGACGGGCGCTTTATCGCCGACGTCCCGTGCAACGCCCCGCACGGCTGGGGCGATACCCAGGCGATGCGCGAACACCTCAAGGAAAAGCGCCGCTACCTGCGCGCCCGCAAGCAGGAAGCCGCCAGCGCCTCCCGCCTCAGCGCCCTGGAGCGCAGCGACCTGCTGCCCGCTGTCCCGGTCGAGCCGCCCCTCGATCCGAAAGTCGTCCGCGTCGACTTTGGCCCGCCGCCCGGCCCCCCGGCCCGCGACGACCTCAGCGACGACGACCCCGAAAGCGAAGACCGCGCCGATCAGTTCCGGCGTGGCCTGGCCCGCCTGCGCGAGCAGGCTTAACTCGGGATTAAGCCCGTCTTAACCCACCCCTACACACACCTATACATATAAGGAGTAGACATTGACTGCCCCGACCGCCCAACCGCCCGACCTGCGCGCCGAAATCAAGGCCCTGATCGAACAGGAAGGTCTCTCCCAACGGCTGATCGCCCGCGAATCCGGCATCGGCGACGCCGTACTCAACCAATGGCTGGCCAACAAATACCCCGGCGACAACGCCACTGTGGTCAGCAAGCTCGAACGCTGGCGCGACGCCTACCAGCGCCGCCGCGTCGCCCGCGCCAGCCTGGCCGACATCCCCGGCTATCTGCCCACCCCGACCGGCGAAAAGATCCAGACCGCCCTCAGTTACGCGCAACTGGCCGGCGACATCGCCCTGATCTACGGCGCTGCCGGCCTGGGCAAAACCCGCGCCGCCGAGCGTTACGCCGCCCTCAACCCCAACGTCTGGCTCGCTACCCTCAGCCCGGCGACCGCCAGCGTCTCTACCGCCCTGGGCGACATCTGCCTGGCCCTCGGCTTGCGCGAACTGCCCCAGGGATCGGCCCGGCTCTACCAGGCCGCCATTCACCGCGTCAAGGACACTGCCGGCCTGCTGATTCTGGATGAAGCGCAACACCTGTCGGTCAACGCCCTCGACCAGGTGCGCAGCCTGCACGACGCCACCGGCATCGGTATCGCCTTGATCGGCAACGAAACCGTCTACGCCCGGCTGACCGGCGGCAGCCGCGCCGCCTATCTGGATCGCCTGCACTCGCGCGTGGGCAAACGCCTGGCCCTCACCCGTCCCCTCAAAGGCGACGTCGAGGCCCTCGCCGCCGCCTGGAGCCTCACCGGCAACGCCGAACTGACCCTGCTGCGCGACATCGCCCGGCAATCGGGCGCCTTGCGGCTGATCAACAAAACCCTACGGCTGGCCACGGTGTTTGCTGCCGGCGGCCCGCTGACCCTCGACCCGATCAAGCTGGCCTGGGCCGACCTGACCGGCAACGCCTGACCTTCATCAGACCTGTACTGGAGTATTGCCATGCAAATCAACTCATCCCCCGGCCCCCGGACCGGAACCCATCCCCTCAGCGGTTCGCGCGACCCCGGCGAGCGGGGGGCGTTAGCCCCCTGTTCTGAAGCCGTTTCGCGCGACCCCGGCGAGCGGGGGGCGTTAGCCCCCTGTTTTTCGTTACGACGGGCGGCAGAACAGGGGGCGGCAGAACAGGGGGCGGCAGAACAGGGGGCGGCAGAACAGGGGGCTTCATCAAAACAGGGGGCTGACGCCCCCCGCTCGCCTTCCATCCCGATTGACCTACGCCTGCACGTCGCCGCCGACGCCGCGATGATAGATGTCGTGCAGTTCATTACCCACCTGGCCGAAAGCCTCGGCGGGTACTGGGAATATCACGCCCCGCTCAGCGCCAACCCAGGCCGTTTTGAATTCCATCATCTGACCTTTCCTCATTCGGAGATCCAACCATGAGCCTGCGTTCCGCCGCCGCCCAGCGCATCACCCGCCACCCGTTCGCCCCGGAACTCTATGCCGCGCCGCACGGTTTGTTCCCGGTCAACCCCGACCCGCTGGCCACCCGCGACCCGCATTCCGCACCCTGGCCGTTGAATGAAACGGACCTGGACTTGCCGGATGATCCGCCGCCGCCCGTTCTGCAGGACCCCGGCAACGACCCGCTGTATCTCGGCACCGTCACCGTCACTCAGCGCGGGATCGGCGGGCCGTTTAGCCTGGACGTGCTGTTGGCCGCCGATGGCAGCGCCCTGGAAATCGGCCCCTTCCGGCTCGACCGCGACCAACTGCGCCGCCTGGATCGGCTGTTTCTCATCGTCCGCGCCCTCATCGGCCACGACCGCCCGCCCACCCGCCCCTGGCCTGCCGCTGAGTCCGGGCGCGGCATTACCGGCTGGGACTTCACCCACGCCCGCCCCTGCGCCGACCTCGCCCAGGAGGGACTGAGCGAAGGGGAAACCCGGCCATGAGCCAATATCAGCGGAAATACCCGCGCCAATACCCGCGGTGGCAGTGCATCTGGACCCCCGCCGAAAACGCTCTCCTGAGACGGCTGTTCAGGGCCAAAACGCCCATGGATCAGATAGGGGAACAACTGGGCCGCAGTCGCCGTTCAGTGGACACGCAATTGCGCGAACTGGGAGTCATCAGGACGCCCGTCCAGCAAGAGTCAATGAACAACATCACCGACCAGGATCGGGCTTGGATGGCCTATTGGCGGCTGCCGCGCGACCAGCGTTTGCGCCTTCGGCAAACTTTCGGCGATCACCCCACGTTTTCACCGCCGGAGGACAGCAACAGCGACAGAAACAGGGGACTGACGGCCCCCGCTCGCCCGGAACGCCAAAGGAGCGCCCCTTGAACATCAGCCCCGTCGCACTCTGGAGCGATGACGCCCTGCGCGCGTTAATCGCCTGGGGCAAAACCTTCCATCATCCGCTGAAACCGGAGGTGGAATGGAACGTTTGGCAACTCGCCCTGGCCGCCGAAGCCTTGCTGGCTGAGCAGGCCAGCCGCGCCGCCCGTCATTTTCCATCCCCAACCCCAACGGAGACCTCTCCATGACTGATACGGATAAGACCCTCACTCGCGCCGATCTGGCGCGCGAACTCCACTTGTTAGGTTATGGCAGCAAAGCCCAGGCCCATCGCCTGATCGGCGGGCTGATTGACCTGATCCCCATCGCCTTGCGACGCGGCCACACCATCCACCTGAAAGGGCTGGGGCGGTTTGAAGGCGTCGAAACCGCCGCCCGCACCGGACGCAACCCGCGCACCGGCGAGCCGTTGGATATCCCTGTGGGCCGGCGCTTTAAGTTCAGCCCGTCGCGCCCGCTGCGCCATCTCTACAAGCCGCGCAAGGGGACGCCATGAGCCGCGCCGCCGCCCGCTTGAAAACCGACGCCGTAGTCGTCCAGGTTCCGCAAACCAAGGACGACGTGATCGCCGCCATTGCCGAAATTGGCCGCCGCCAGCGCGAGCGCAACCGCATCGAAGCCGCGATGAACGATGAACTCGCCCTGGTGCGCGAAACTTGGGAACGCAAGGCCGCCCCGCATCAGGACGCCATCCGCGCCCTTACCACCGGCGTGCATCTCTGGTGCGAGGCCCACCGCGCCGCCCTGACCCAAGAGGGCAAGGTGAAATACGCCCGCCTGGCCAGCGGTGACGTGAAATGGCGGATGACCCCGCCCAAAGTCACCATCCGCGCCGTGGAAAACGTCCTGGAGTACCTGAAACAGCAGGGTCTGGGGCGCTTCATCCGCATCAAGGAGGAACCGAACAAGGAAGCGATGCTGGCCGAGCCGGAGGCCGTGGCCCACATCAAGGGCGTCTCCATCAGCCAGAAGGAGGAATTTATCGTGCAGCCGTTTGAAACCGAGCTGGAGGAAATCGCATGAGCCACGTCCTGCTGTTCTTCGTCGCCTTCCCGGTCGGAATCCTGGTCGGCGCCGCCTTCACCCTGGCCATGCTTTGGCCTGAATACCAGGCAGGCCGCCGCTCAATAGCGAGCGAGTAACCCATCGTAGGGTACGCACTGCGTACCCTGCCTATTTCAGAAAAAAGGTCGACCTATGGGCCATACCCCCCCACCTATGGGCCACCCCCCCTACTTGACAAAGGAGCCCTCAATGCCCAGCGCGTTTGAACCCCAGCGCACCCGCGACTTGCGGCGCATCCACACCGGACGGCGCGCGCTCGCCCTGGACGATGACACCTACCGCGACCTGCTGGAGCGCGTCACCGGAAAACGCAGCGCCGCCGATCTCGACGCCCAGCAGCGCCGCGCCGTGCTCGATAACCTCTACCGGCTGGGGTTCACGCCCCCCGACCATCGCCGCCCCAAGCCCGCCGGCCAGGGCAAAACCCGCCTGATGAGCAAGATTGAAGCCCTGCTCGCCGACGCGGCGCGCCCCTGGGCCTACGCCGACGGCCTGGCGACCCGGATGTTCGGCCTCTCCGCCGTGGGCTTTTGCGACGAAGAGCAGCTACGGAAAATCGTCGCCGCCCTGATCTATGACCAGAAACGCCGCCAAGCCCGCGCCGCGCCATGCGCCTGACCTGCCCGTGCTGCGGCGCGACGCTCAGCCTCGACGCCCTGCTCAACGACACCGCCGCCCGCCAGGCAGTGGCCACGACGCTCAGCCTGCCGGCGAACCTCGGCCCCCGCTTGCTGCGCTACCTCGCCCTGTTCCGCCCCGCGCAACGCTCCCTCACCTGGGAGCGCGCCGCCGCCCTGCTGGGCGAACTCCACGGCCTGATCAGCGCCGGGGAAATCCGCCGCCATGGCCGCCCCTGGCGCGTCACAGCGGATCAATGGGCCAGCGCCCTCGATCAAATCATCGACCGCCGCGCCAGCCTCACCCTGCCTTTGAAGGGTCACGGCTATCTGCTCGAAATCCTCGCCGGCCAAGCGAACCACACCGAAGCCCAGCAGGAAACGCAGGTAGAAGAGCAACGCCGCGCCCCGCGCCTGGAAACCGGCGCCGGAATGCAATCCATCCAGGCGCTGATGGATCACGCCAAAACGCAACGCCCGACCCCCGATCACGACCGCACCCCGGAGGCTGCTCCTCCTGAACCCCCCCCTCGGCCCGCGCCGAAGAAACGCACCCCGCCGCCCGACACTTTCCGCAACCTGCGCTATTCGCTGCGCGGCCTCTCACCCCCCACCCCGGAGCCTGAAACTCATGACTGAACTTACCCTGAACGCCGATCTTCTCGACCTGGTGACGGATCTGACCGAACAAATAGAACTCTATTGCGCCGCGAACCCCGAGCCTGACCCGCGCGCCATGGAGATCATTACCCGCGCTATCGAAATCATTGACACGCTGCTGGAATAAAACCTGTTGTGCTATCATCCGGCGCATCCCTACTATTGCTTGGGGTGTACCGGATGCACTTGCCCGATCACTACCCTCCGCTCCTCTCTGACATCGCCCAAATCCTGCATCTGAGCCTGAGCCAGACCCTGCCCGCCGACCAGGCCGCGACGCTCGCCCTGGCGCAAACGGACCTGCTGAGCCGCACCTATTCCGGCTGCCAGGTCTACTTCCCGAAACAGGACGCCCGCCAACGCGACGCCGCGATTGCCCGTGAGTTTAATGGCCGCAACCACGCGGATCTGGCGCGTCGCCACCACCTCACCGTCACGCAAATCTATAACATCCTCGACCGTCGCCGCCGCATCCGGCAACCTGCCTTGTTTTAAGCGAGCGGGGGGCGTCAGCCCCCTGTTTCTGCTGCATCGCCCGCTGTTGCTGTTGATGGGCCGGCTGTTGCGTTAGCCCCGCAGACCCCGAAGAGAAACAGGGGACTCACGTCCCCCGCTCGCCTTTTTTAACCATTTGAAAAGCCTTGTCCGGCGCATTTTGGCAAAGTGGGTTCAAAGACTTTGAACCCCACTGACCGGAGCCGACCGTGTGACCCCGACCGCCCCCAGCGCCGCTTGCTACGGCCTGATCAAGGAGTTTGAGCAAGGCCCAAAAGGGGGCTTTGCTCCCGAACCCTACCGGTGCCCTGCCGGAAAAAAACCATCGGCTGGGGACACGTCATCACCGACCGGGACCGGATCACGCCGCCCTTAACGGAGGCTGACGCCCATGCGTTGCTGGTCGCCGACGTGGCCCGCGTGGCTGATGCGGTGGCCCGCGCCGTTCGCACCGCTTTGGATCAGTGCATGTTCGATGCCCTGGTCAGCCTGGCTTATAACATCGGCATTGGCGCGTTCCTGGGCAGCACCCTGCTGGCGCAACTCAACGCCGGTTGCGTCCTCGCCGCCGCCGACCAATTCAAACGCTGGGACAAGGCCACGGTCAACGGCCAGAAAGTGCGACTGGAGGGGCTCACCCGCCGCCGCGCCGTCGAGACGCAACTGTTCCTGCGCGACTGGGGGAAACGGACATGACCGCTCTGCAAAAACTGCAATTCAACCTGGGCGAGGCCAGCACAAAACGCGGCCTGGCGATGTTTATCGCGGGCAGCCTGGCCCTTTATCACTTGGTTTTTGGCCAGGGGGCCGCGCCGAACGTTGACGCCATTCTGGAGCGTGCGGATTTCTGGCTGGGCGTCGGCGCGCAGCTTTCCGGCCTGATCGGGATGTTCGTCGGCGATGAACCCAAAACCGTCCACATCGAATTGCCACCCGCGCCGGCCCTGGGCGTGGCTGCTGCTCCTGAGCGCGCTGGCGGGTTGCGCCCCAACGCGCTGGACGTGCCGCCCGGCCCTCGTCCTGACCTGGACGAACGCGCCGGCTTTAACGATCAATGAGGGGAGACTGACATGCACCCGACCGTTTTAGTCGCCCAAGGCGCGCCATGAACCGCGTCCTGTTGCACACCCTGGCCGTGATCATGATGACCCTGATCGGCAGCCCCGACTGGGGCAAAGTGCGCGCCGCCGTCATCCGGCTCATGGACGCCGACTTGCCCGGCGAGGCCAAGCGCCGCCTCGCCGTCGCTGACCTGCGCGCCGCAGGCGTCACCCTGGGCAATGCCCTGCTCCATCTGGCGATTGAAGCCGCTGTCGTTTGGGCCGCGCCGAACAAATCGGAGTCGCCGCCATGAGCCTCACCCTGACGGCGGCTGAATGGCTGGGCCTGTTGAGCGCCGCTCTCGGCGTCCTGATCGGCGGGCTGCTGGGCCTGAGCCGCTGGCTGCTGGGCCAGGCTGAGAAGCAGTTGGATCTGCGCTTTGCGGCGATGGAAGCCGCCCGCCAGCAGGCGCAACAACAGTGGATGGACCAGTTTGAAACGCTGGGCGAAGCCCAGGAGCGCAACGAGCGGCGGACGGTACAGATGCTCTCTGAATTGCCGTTGCAGTATCAGCGCCGGGAAGACGCCATCCGCCAGGAAGTCGCCATCATCGCCCGGCTCGACGCGCTCGGCGAAAAGGTTTGTCGCGCCCTGGAATGCGATATTCGCCATTGCCCCGTCAAAGAGGTGCTCCATGACCGTTGATTTTCAGAAAGCGCGACGCGAACTCCTGCGCTGGTATCTGCTGCTGACCTTGCAGAAAGGCGGGTATCTGGGCTGCGGCGAAATGATCCTGTTGACCACCGTGTCCGGCGTCGTGCCCGACGCTACCGCCCACGAGATCCGCACGGAACTGGATTACCTGGAACATCGGCAACTGGTGGAAATCAGCCATCGGGACGGCCCGTCCTGGATCGCCAAGCTGACCCGCACCGGTACGGATCTGGTCGAATACACCGTCCCTTGTGAACCGGGCATTGCGCGGCCTACCAAGTATTGGGGCGAAAACTAACATGCCGTCCCCGCCCAAGATCGCGCTGTTGCCGGAGGACGTGCGCCAGGCGCTGGACCAGCGCCTGGTGCGCAACGCTTTCAGCGACTATCACGCGCTGGCGGCGTGGCTGGGCGAACAGGGCTATGAAATCGGCAAGAGCGCGATTCACCACTACGGGCAAGGGCTCAAGCGGAAACTGGCGGCGATTCAGGCCAGCACGGAGGCCGCCCGACTGATCGCCGAGTCCGCGCCCGACGATGAAGATCGACGCAGCGAAGCGGTCATGTCCCTGGTGCAAAGCGAAATGTTCACCGTCCTGGTGAACTTGCAGGACGCCGAAGACGCGCCGCCCGAGGAACGGGTCAAGCTGCTCAGCAACGCCGCCCGCGCCATCGCTGACCTGTCGCGCGCCAGCATCGCCCAGAAAAAACACTCCGCCGCGATCAAGGCCAAGCTCGACGCCCTGCTCACCGACGCCGAAAAAGGCGTCAACGGGCTGGATGTGCAAACCCTGCAACGCATCCGGGATGTCTATGGCCTCGCGCCGTAAGTCCCTGGCGAGCGGGGGACGTCAGTCCCCTGTTTCTCAGGAACAGCAGCAGGAACAGCAACAGGGGGCTCACGCCCCCCGCTCGCCTGTTCCTGTCGCGGGCATTCTCTACCCCTATCAACAACGCTGGCTGGCCGACCGCGCCCGCTTCAAGATCGGGATGTTTTCCCGCCAAACCGGCAAGACCTTTACCGCCACGCTGGAAATCATCCTGCATTGTCTGGAGCAGGAAGCCCAGGGCAAAAAGGCCCGCTGGGTCATCCTCAGCCGTGGCGAACGCCAGGCGAAAGAGGCGATGGAAGAGGGCTGTAAACGGCATTTACAGGCGCTTCAGATTGTGGTTGAAGCCCTGGAAATCCCCTGGGGCGCAGCGACCAAGGCCCTGGAAATCACCTTGCCCGGCGGCTCGCGCATCACCGCCCTGCCCGCCAACCCCGACACCGCGCGCGGCTTCAGCGCGAATGTGTTGCTGGATGAATTCGCCTTCCACCAGGACAGCCACAAGATCTGGCAAGCGCTGTTCCCCGTCATCAGCGCCGGGCACTGGCTGCGCGTGATCAGCACGCCGAACGGCAAGGGCAACAAATTCTATGAACTGATGACGGATCAGGCGTTAGCGACGATCTGGTCGCGCCATGTGGTGGACATCCATCAGGCCGTTGCCCAGGGCCTGCCGCGCAATATCGACGAACTCAAGGCCGGCATCGCCGATGATGACGCCTGGACGCAGGAATATGAGCTGCAATGGCTCGACGAAGCCAGCGCCTGGCTGAGCTATGACCTGATCAACCGTTGTGAAGATGACAGAGCCACCGAGCGAGCGGGGGACGTCAGTCCCCTGTTTTCTCCGCAAATCGACAGCGACAGAAACAGGGGCCTGACGGCCCCCGCTCGCCTCTGTTATCTCGGCGTGGACATCGGCGCGCGCCATGACCTGTTTGTCATCTGGGTTCTGGAAGCGGTGGGCGACGTGCTGTGGACCCGCGAGGTGATCGCCCAACAGCGCATCTCTTTCGCCGAACAGGATGACCTGCTGGATGATTGCTTTCGCCGTTACCGCGTGGTGCGGGGCGCGATGGATCAAACCGGTATGGGCGAAAAGCCGGTCGAGGACGCCCGCCGCCGCCATGGTTCCCGCATCGAAGGCGTGATCTTCACCAGCGCGATGAAACAGCACCTGGCCACCATCGCCAAGGACGCCTTTGAGGACCGCAAAGTCCGCATTCCGAAAGGCGTCCGCGCCATCCGCGAAGACCTGCACAAGCTGCAAAAAGTCACCAGCCCCAGCGGCGCGCCGCGCTTCGTCGCCGACCGCGATAGCGACGGCCATGCGGATCGCGCCTGGGCGTTGTTCCTGGCGTTGTACGCTGCGCACAGCGCCCCGGTGGCGACCGCTTACCCGCAGTCTTTGCGCCACCCCTTGGCCCCTGCCCGAAGAGCCTCCTTATGAATCTGTTGCGCGCGCTCAACCGGCTCTGGACGAAACCCCAGCCCGCTGAACTCACCCGCCCGTTGCGCCTGCCTTACGATCCGCGCTTGCAGCATCGCCCGCTCGCTCGCGGCCTGACTCCCGACGCGCTCCATGCGATCCTGGACACCGCCGCCCTCGGCGAGGCTGGCGATTACCTGACCCTCGCGGAGGAAATGGAAGAGCGTAGCCCGGCTTATGCCGCCGTGCTCGGCACCCGCAAACGCGCCGTGCTGGGCCTGGCCCGCAGTGTGGAAGCGGCGTCGGATAGCGCCCACGATGTGGAGCTGCGCGACGCTGTAGAAACCTGCCTGGTGAAGCCGCCGCATCTGAATCGGCTGTTGACCTATCTGCTCGACGCGCTGGGCAAGGGCTACAGCGCGGTAGAAATCGACTGGGACACCACGGCCTCGCCCTGGAAGCCGGTGAATTACCACTGGCGCGACCCGCGCCATTTCCGCTATGACCGCGCCACCGGCCAAACGCTCCAGACGATCACCGCGCGCTGGGGCGAAGGCGAACCGTTGCCGCCGATGCGCTACGTCGTGCATGAGCCGCGCATCAAAATGGGCTTGCCGATCCGGGGCGGGCTGGCGCGACTCGCCGCCATCACTGAACTCTGCCGCCATCTGGCGCTGGAAAGCTGGCTGGCGTTCGCGGAAAGTTATGGCGCTCCGGTGCGCATCGCCAAGGCCGATGATCGTTTCTTCCCGGAAGACGCCACGGAAAGAGCCGCTTACGTCGAGGACTTGCAGGCCAAACTGCAATCGCTGCTCGGCGCGGATGCCTGCGCCGTGCTGCCCAAATCGGTTGATATGGAATTGCAGGCCGGGCCGATTGGCGGCGCGGAGGTCTATGAACGGCTGGTGCAGCACTGCGAAAAGAGCCTGAGCAAGGCGATTCTCGGGCGTTCCGACGCCGCCGACGCGACCAGCGGCCAACTCGGCGGGCAGGATTACGCCGGAGACGTGCGCCGCGATATCCTGGAAAGCGACGCCGCTGAACTGAGCGAAACGCTGAACGCGCAACTGGTGCGCCCGTTCGTGGATTTGAATTGGGGACCGCAACCCGCCTATCCGATCATCCGCTTGAGCGTCCCCGACCCTGAAGACCTGGTCGGCCTGGTGGATCTGCTGGCGAAACTGGTCCCGCTGGGCCTGAAAGTCGAGCAAAGCGTGATCCGCGATAAATGGGGCCTGCCCGATCCCGAACCCGATGCGGAATTACTGGGCGCGCCGACAACCCCGGACATCGCCGCCCATCCGGCGAGCGGGGGACGTGAGTCCCCTGTTTCTGTTTCTGCTGCTGACCCTGCTGCTGTTCCTGAGAAACAGGGGGCTGACGCCCCCCGCTCGCCGGAACAGAAACAGGGGGCTGACGTCCCCCGCTCGCCAGACTCCCGCGCCCAAAATCGCGTCGCCGGAACCCTGACCGCCGATCCGGTCGAGCCGTTCGTGTCCCGCCTGGGCCGCGAGGCCGATCCGCTCCTGGAGGCGCTGCTGGAGCCGGTGCGGCAAGCCCTGAACGCCAGCGGCGATCTGATGACCTTCCGCGAAGCGCTGCTGACTCTCTATCCCGACCTGGACCCGTCTGCCTTCGCCGCGCTCATGGGGCAAGCCCTGGCCGTGGCCGACGCGGCGGGGCGATTCGATGTGCTGCCGCCTGAACGCCTGGCGCCCGCCCGTAACGCGGTGACGCCTGCGCCGCAACCGATCAGCATCGAATTCTCGCCCAAAATCCATGTTGCGAACCCACCCTGGCCCGATCAGCCGCCGCCGCAAGTCACGGTGCAGACGCCGGAAGTGATCATCAACAACGCGGTGCATGTCCCCACGGCGCCGCCGCCCACGATCCACGTCACCGCCGCGCCGCCGACCATCCAGGTGCAACCCGCCGAGGTGGCGGTGCAACTGAACTTGCCGCCGCGCAAAACCGAAACGCTCGTGGAGCGCGATCCGGCCGGCCAGATCGTGCGCGCCACGCAAATCGAAACTGATCTTGAAACCCCGGATACCGGAGAACCGAACCCATGATGTCGAATGCCTTAGCCAATGACGTGCTTGAATGTGTCTTGAAGGGCATTGATCCTTCATGGCGTGCGGGCGCGACGCAATACTTGGCGCTGATCTCCAGCGCCTCCCCCGATCCCGCCGATCCGCTCGCCACTGAATTGACCTACACCGGTTATGCCCGCATCGCTCACACCAAATCGAGTGGTTGGACCGACAACGGGACCAATTTCACCAACTCGGTTTTGAAACAGTGGGGCAAGCGGACTGACGCCGGCGCGGCGCAAACGGCCCGCAAGGTGGTGGTGGTGGATACGGTGAGCGGCGCGGTGGCTATGGCGATTATCGCTGATCTGGCCGATGACCTGTCCATCACTCAAAACGTGCAGCCGCAGTGCGATGTGGGAACGATCACCATCACCGGGAAAACCAGCGAATGATCTATGTCTGCACCTGCCCGGAATGCGGCCTGATCGTGCGGACTGAACGCCCGGAAGGCGAAAAAGCCTGCGTCTGCTCCACGCCGCCGGTGATTGTTGAAGAAGCCGCCGATGCCGCTGACGAATCTGGAAATTAACGAGGCGTTCGAGGACGGTCGGATCTTGCGGCGGTCGTGGTCAAAAGCGCCCACGCAGACCACGGCGAGCGGCATCTGGTTTGATTTGTCGATGTCGGCGGGCAATCCGTTTGCCCAGTATTACTTTGCCACGCCGATGCAAGCGATGGCGCTGGCGCGAAGTACCGATGGCGGGCTGGATCACGGCCCACCCGTCGCGGCGTCGGGCTACCGCAAGTTCCTGCACGGCTTCAATATCGGCTCGCCCTCAGCGACCGCCGCTTTGATGACGGTCGAATTGCTCGACTATCTGGCCTATTGGCCGGGCATCGCCATGGATACCGGGGTGCAGGATTTAACGACCGGGATCAGTATCCCGCGCTGGACGGCGGCGCAAGGGACGCGCTTGATGATAGTGGAACAGAATCCCTATGTCGGGAGCGCGCAATTCCGCGTCACCTACGAAGACCAGCGCGGCTTGTCCTTCACCACGCCGACCCTGGTCTGCAATACCCAAGTTTCGGCGGGCACGATTGCCTCATCGGCCTCGGCCCTGTCCGGTCAAAGCGGGCTGTTCCTTCCCATGGCGGGCGGTTGTGCCGGGGTGGCGCGTCCCGTCAGTATCGAATTCCTGACCCCGGATGTGGGGCTGGTGGCGCTGGTGCTGGTGAAACCCATTGCCACCTTTCAGATCAACCAGATTACCGCGCCGCACTACTACGAATTGCCCCGCGACTTCGGCGTTTTGCCGGAGATTAAAGACGATGCTTATTTGAACCTGGTCGCGCTGCCGGTCGGCTCGCTGGCCGCCACCACGCTGCAAGGCGATCTGATTTCACTTTGGAGTCCCGCATGACCGGATTTACCAGCGAAGACCATCAAACCCATTCCCTGTCCTACGCGGGCAACGCCTTCTCACAGGTGTTCAGCAAGCAGGCCAACCCGACCGCTGCGGCGGTGGCGAATGAATGGCATACCCTGTTTCGGGGCGGCGGTTATCCGCAAGCCGACGCGATTTATGACGCCGGTACCGCGCTGCAATTTCAGTCGGTGTGCGACCAGTTGACCGGCGCGGGCAGTCTTTATCACGGCGGCAACATCGGCGTGAATGGCGATGACTTCAAGATTCTGGTGTCGGGCTACGCGGTCACGGCGGCGGCGACCGTGGTTCCGGCGACGCTGCAACTGGTGGATGTGCTGGGCTTCTACCGAATTACCGCCGTCACCACCACCACGGAACAGGCCACCACGAATAGCAACACCTTCACCGCTTCGTCATCGTCGGGCCTGCTGCTGACCTTCGCCAATGACTGGCAGAACTTCACCAAAGTCCGCTTCACCACCACCACCACGTTGCCGACCGGCTTGAGTCTGAATACCGATTACTGGCTGGTGCGGCAATCGGCCACGACTGCGAAGGTGGCGACCAGCTTCGCCAATGCGATAGCGGGGACCGTGATTGCCTATACCGACGCCGGCAGTGGCACCCATACCCTCACCGCCCGGTTGCCGCGTTATTCAGACGGCAAAGGCGTACAAGCGATTTTCTTCAACCCGCAAGCCACGGCCTTGGGCGCGGGAACGCCGGGGCTGTCGTTGAACTATACCAACAGCGCGGGCACCGCCAGCCGCGCCACGCCCACTTCACCCAGCCTGCCCATCGGCAAGACCGCCGCCACCAACAGTCATATTCTGTACAGCGGCGCGACCGGTGCGGGCAAGTATGGCCCTTACATGCCGCTGGCGTCCGGCGATGGTGGTATCTCGCTGATTCAGGGTATTCGCAACAACGCCACCTATACCTCTGGCATGTATTCCGTGGCGCTGGTCAAGCCACTGGCGGAATTCCCGCTGCAAGTGCTGGGACAGGCGCAAATGATTGACTTCACCCGTGGCATTCAGCCTTCGCATCCGCGCATTTATGACGGTGCGGCGCTGATGTTCCTGCTTAAATCCGGCGCGGCGACCCCAGCGAATAGTGCGATTGACGGCAAGCTGAACTTCGGCTGGGGCGCGTAACGTGGGCCTGATCGGCAACGGCGGGCGAGCCAATGCCAATGGCTATGCGTTGGGCGCGGCGTCGCGCTCGCCGCTGAATCGCGTGGACGATTACGGCTGGTCACGCTGGGTTCGCGATCAGGATTTGGCTGAAACGGTGTTGCGTAAAGCCGGAATGCCCTATGGCTTCTACGGCAGCCGCTCGCGCTTCAAACCCATTGAAGCCGGAGCCATGGTCAGCCGATTCCGCTGTATCGTGGCCTTGGATGCCACGGCGAACGGCGCGGAAGGTCGCCCGATCATCGCCGCCGCTACCTTGGCGCTGGATTCAGCGGCGATTGGGGGATTGATTGCGGGGGGCGTGGCTTCGGCCACACTGGCGATTGATGGTCAAGCCGAAATGTCCGGCGTCATTCAGGGCGCGGCTTCGGCGACGCTGGCGCTGGAGGGTCAGGCGCAAATCGCCGCCATCGGCCACCTGGCCGCAGCGGGCGAACTCGCCATCGACGGCGATGCGGACATTTACGCCCTCGGCTGGATGGTGGCGACCGATGATGTCAGCGCGACACTGACGGTCAATAGCATCGTCTCGGGCGTCTGGAACGCCCTGGCCGCCGACCACAACGGCGCGGGAACCCTGGGCGCGAAGCTGAACATGGCGAGCGCGGGCGGCGTCGATACCAATGCCCTGGTGAACGCCATCGTGGCGGCGCTGGAAACCGCCGTTATCCCCGTTGACGTGAAAGCGATCAACGGTGCGGCCCTCAGCGGATCGGGCGTCACCGGCGATGAATGGGGGCCGGTGTGATCCTGCTCGCCTAGAAGCCCGGATCTTGGAAAGCCAGCGCCTGGCGCGTGGGCGCGTGGCGAACGACCGGCGAAGAACCGCCCCAGCCTCCGCCTCAATCAGGCCGTGGCGGGCGCGTTCGGCGGTCTGCGCCGCCACGCCGCCGCGATGATGATGATGTGTTGCTGGCGCTGCTGCTGTGAGAGGGCCACAACATGCCGATTAACTACGGTTCCCTGCCCTTCCTCGAAGCGCTGGAGTTCTTTCGCAACAAGCTGAACTTGCCCACGCAGCGTTGGGATGATCTGCTCGGCGCTGCGCATGATCGCGCCTTCGTGGTGGCCGGGGCGATGCAGGCCGATCTGTTGATGGATTTGCGCGCCGCCGTGGACAAGGCCATGGCCGAGGGCACCACGCTCGAACAGTTCCGCAAAGACTTCAAAAAGATCGTCGCGGAACGCGGCTGGACGGGATGGACCGGCGAGGGCACGAAAGCCGGCGAAGCCTGGCGCGCGCGGGTGATTTACGACACCAACCTGTTCACCACGTATAGCGCCGGACGCTACCGGCAGATGAAGGACATCGCCCACGTCCGCCCCTGGTGGCGCTATCGGCATTCTCCCGCCAGCGTTCACCCGCGCAAGGAACATCAAGCGTGGGACGGGATGATTCTGCGCCATGATGACCCCTGGTGGGCTGCGCACACCCCGCCGAACGGCTGGGGCTGCAAGTGCTACATCGAAACCCTCGCGGATCGGGATATGAAACGGCTGGGACTGGAGCCGACGAACCCGGACCGGATTCCCGCCAACGCCCTAGACCCGAAAACCGGCCTGCCGCAAGGGGTGGATAAGGGCTGGGATTATCAGCCGGGGGCCTCGTTGCTGGAGCGCAACCTGCTAAGCTTTTCCGAAAAGATGGAAAAACAGCCTCGGGAAATCGCGGTGGCCGGCGTGGCGTCGTTAGTGAACAGTGAAGTCTTTCGGCGGTGGCTGGAAAATCCGCAGGGAAATTTCCCTTTGGTGGTGTTGCCTGCTGCCGACGCCGCTGCTATCGGAGCTAAAAACCCGGTCGGCCAACTGTCGCCGCAAACCTTGCGTAAGCAACAAAGTCATCATCCAGAATTGACCGCCGAAGAATACGCCGATGCCCAGCGAGCGATTCAACAGCCGACGTATAAAATTCAGGACACGCCGGTCAGCCTGATTTACGTCCTGGATGGGCCGGACGGAGCTGCAGGAGGCTATGTGCTGATCGTCAAGGCGACCCAGACGGGCCAAGCGACGTTTGTGACCAGTTATCGGCGCTTGTCGCGTGAACAGGCCCAGCGCGATGAAGAAATCGCCCGTTTGCGGGCAAAAGGACAGAAGAGTTGAGACGGCGCCTGATCCGTCTCGTGGGGCCGGCGTGGCGGACTCCCCTCCCCGCCAACGGAACCTTAAGGGGTCAGGCGCCCCCGCAGCAATTGCCGGGAGACAAATTTTGCCGCCGGCCCTTATAGACTTAAATACTCCCAATCACCCGCCAAATCAAGCCTCGTAGGTTGCGCACTGCGAAGGCGGGTGACGGCGATGCCTAACCCGCCCTACGGTGCTAACTCCGGCGCACCGGCGACAAGCCCAAGCGCCGTGCTAACGCATCATGTTCGGCAATCGCCGCCTCCAGGCGTTCGGCCACTGCCGTCACCGACGTCAACTCCTGCGTCGCCGCCGTCGTATCGAACGGCCGCGCCGCGTCCGGGCGCAACTCATCGCGCGGCAACGCCCGCCAACAACGGTCCCGCAACGGCTGCAACAGGGTATCCCGCTCCCGCGACAGCCGGTCAATATCATCGCGCAAATAGGCCATCCGCCCGCGCTGCTTCAAACGCTCGTCGTCATCGCTCATCAGACTCTCCTCGGGGATCAAAACGCCGGATAGCATAGCCGCTTACTCCGGGAACTGCGCCAACACCAACCGCAGGAACCCGGCCAGGTTGTGGGGATTCAACAAGCCCAGGCCCTTTTGTTCCGCGCCGGTATGGCACAACACATCTTCCAGGCACGCCAGCGCTGCCCGAGCATCGCTCAGCTTCTTATCCGGATCGCGGGTATCGGTCGGGGTCGGGGTGGGGAAGGGAATCGGCTGATTCATGGTTCAACCCTCCAGCGTCAGCGCCAGTTGCGGCACGGTCGGCAACAGGCCACACGCTTCAATGCGCCGGACGTTGCGCCGGACGTTGCGCAGGTGGCGGGCGGTCAGCAGGCCGATTTCGACATGGTTCAGGCCCAGCCGCTTGTAGCGGGTGATCTTGCCCCACACCGGTTTGACCTGGAGTAGCTCCCAGTGGCAGGCGGCCAGTTGGGTTTGCAGGCGCGTCAGGTCGGCGTGTTGACTGCGCGCCAGGGCTTCCAGCCGGTTGAACTCCTCGATGTAGGCGACCTTGACCGCCATGGCCTTGCCCCCGGTGTAGCCCATCGCCACCAGCATGAACCCGTCGCGGGCCAGCCGGTACATCGGCTTTGGAATCGCAAAGCCGAGGCTGTTGGGAACGGTATATTCAGAGAGCCCAAAATTGGGCTTTCCGACAGAATCAGGCACTTGCGTCAAAATCTCCTCAATATCGCGCAAAACATGTTTGTGCTGCTTATCGAATGCGGCGGCGATTTGCAGGGAGGTGACGACCGGTTTGCCGTTGATGACGGCGAGCGGGGTAATACGAGCGACATCCGACATGGGAAATCTCCACGTTTTCTTTCGAAGAACCATCGGCGGGATGGTGGCCGGGAGTTCGAAACCGCACGTGGACGGCGGGCGCTATTCGGGTATTCACGCCCCTCCCGACCATTGAAGGGTGATCGGCAGGCACAAAAAAACCGCTAACTTTCGGGTGCGGGGATTCCGCCACGTGTGGAGTTTTCGACGCTCCGGGGATGATTGTGCAACGGATGGGGTAGAATGGCAAGCGACTGTTTCCGAAACAGGGGCCTGACGGCCCCCGCTCGCCCGGAGGACGCATGGCCGGCGCCACCCTTGAAATCCACATTGACGATGCGCAACTGCGCAACGGCCTGGCCGCTCTGCAAGCCAAGCTGGCCGACCTGACCCCGGTCTTCCAGGACATCGGCGAGGCGCTGTTGAACAGCACCCGCGAACGGTTCCGCAGCCAAACCGACCCGGACGGCTCGCCCTGGGCGCGGCTCTCTCCTGGCTACCAGTCCCACAAGAAACAGAACGCCGGTCTCATCCTGACCCTCAATGGCTACCTGCGCGGGAGTTCATTGAATTACCGGGCCGGCAAAGACAGCCTGCGCGTCGGCACGTCCGCAGAATACGGCGCGACCCACCAGTTTGGCGCGGCCAAAGGCGCGTTCGGCACGTCCCGGCGCGGCAGGCCCATCCCCTGGGGCGACATTCCCGCCCGTCCCTTCCTTGGCCTCTCCGCCGACGATACCGCGATGATCCAGGAAGCGATGGTCGAATGGCTGCGCGGCGACTTCACGTAAGTCCGGTTCAAAAAAGAAGTTTTTGACGTTTTATCCCATAAACGGGGACATTTCAGCGGCCAAAATCGCCGGTTCTCCGTTCGCCGACCCCGAAAAAAGGCGATTTAAGGCGTTTTCCGACCCGACCCGCTACCCTAGCCCTAAAAAAAATCTTTAAACGCGCCACGGCGTTTTTAAATGGCATCTGGGCGATTCTGGGGGGTCATTCTCGCCCGGTTCGCCCCTCCCCGGCCAAAAAGGCGAGCGGCGGGCGTGAGCCCGCTGTTTTCAGGACGGGCGCGATGGAACAGGTCAACCATTTTGCTGACGTCAGCAAAATGGTTGTTTTCAGGACGGGCGCGATGGAACAGGGGGCTCACGCCCCCCGCTCGCCACTCCGCCTGCGCTTTTTAACTTTTTGAAAAGCAATCCTCCACGCCGCCCGCTACCGTGAGGGAATGAACCTTGCCCGCGCTTGTAACCTCCTGCTCGACGCCGCTCTGCCGGATTGGATTCAACTCTTGCCCGCTGGCCCGGCCATCCAGGGCGCCGACGGTCGCGGCTGGACGCTGCCCGACCCGTCCGCCCTGATCACCGCTTTCCAGCAACGCAAGACCCCGTTGGTCATCGACTGGGAACATGCGAGCGAACACCGCGCACCCCAGGGCCTGGATGCGCCCGCTGCCGGCTGGATTGACCAACTGGAGCTGCGCAACGGCGGCCAGGTCTGGGGGCATGTCGAATGGACGGCCCGCGCTGTTCAACAGATTCATGATCGTGAGTACCGCTATCTATCGCCGGTCTTCACCTATCGCAAAGACAATCAGCACATCGTCGCCCTCACCAGCGTCGCCCTCACCAATCAGCCCAATCTGGATCTGAAAGCCCTCAACCGCGAGGAATCGCCCATGACTTTACCCGCCGCGCTCTGTCAGGCCCTGGACCTGCCGGAAACCGCCGATGAGGCGCTGGCTCTGGCCCGCCTGCAAACGATGAACCTGGCGCTGAACACCGCCCAGCAACGCATGGAGACGCCGCCGCTCGATAAATTCGTGCCGCGCGCCGACTTCGATGTGGTCATGGCGCGCGCCACGAACGCCGAAACGAAGCTGGCCGAAATCGAAAAGACCCAGCGCCAGGCGCAAATCACCGCGCTCATTGACCAGGGCTTGCGCGAACGCAAGATCAGCCCCGCTACGCAGGACTATTACACGGCGATGTGTGGCTACGAAGGCGGCGTTGACCAGTTCAAAGCGTTCCTGGACAAAGCCCCGCCGCTGATCGGCGACCCGCCCGCCCTGGACGGCAAGCCGGCGGCGACCGCCTCCGCCCTCAACCGCGCCGCTTTCGACGCCCTGTCCTGGACGGCCCAGCGTGATTTCATCCGCTCGGGCGGCCATGTGACTGACTGATTAAGGAGCCCCCATGGCCACGAACACCCTGACGAACCTGATTCCGGCGATGTATGGCGCGCTGGATGTCATCTCGCGCGAACTGGTGGGGATGATCCCCGCCGTCACCGTTGACGCCAACGCCAACCGGATTGCCGAGAACCAGACGCTCTATCTGCCGGTGGCCCCGGCCAGCAGCGCGGGCAACATCACGCCCGCCGCCACGCCTCCGGCGCTGACCGGGCAAACCATCGGCAACCGGTCGGTGACGATCAACAAATATCGCCGCGTCTTCTTCAGTTGGGAAGGCGAGGAACAAGCCGCCGTCAACGCCGGGCCTGGCTTCCAGAGCCTGCTGCAAGCCCAGTTCGCACAGGCAATGCGCACCCTGGTCAACGAGATCGAAGCCGACCTGGCCGGGCTGTACACGCAAGCCAGCCGCGCTTACGGCACGGCGGGAACGGCGCCCTTCGGTACGGCGGGCGATTACTCCGATGGCGCTCACCTCCGCAAGATCCTGGCCGACAACGGCGCGCCGCTTTCGGAGTTGCAGCTGGTGCTGAATACCAGCGCGGGTGCGAACCTGCGCGGCAAGCAGGGCGGACGCGGCGTTGACCTGGAAGGAACGCCCAACCTGTTACGCCAGGGCGTCCTGCAAGACATCCATGGTTTCAGCGTGCGCGAATCGGCGCAGATTGTGAACCATGTCAAAGGCGCGGGCACGGGCGCATTGATCAACAACGGCGCGGGCGAGGGCGTAGGCGAAACCACCCTGACCTATGACACCCTGACCGTCAACGCCACCGGCATCAAAGCCGGCGACGTGATCACCTACGCCGCCGATACCGCCAACAAATATGTGGTGACCACCGGCACGACCGCTGCGGCGGGCGATATCGTGGTGGGAGCGCCCGGCCTGCGCATCGCCGCCCCGGACAACAACGCCATCACCGTCGGCAACAGCTACGCCGCGAACCTGGCCTTTGCCCGGTCTGCGCTGCTGCTGGCGACCCGGTTGCCGCGCCTCCCCGAAGGCGGCGACCAGGCCCGCGACCGGCGCACAGTCAGTGATCCGGTCTCCGGGCTGAGCTTTGACGTCGCGATGTATCCGGGCTACCACGCCAACAGCTACGAAGTCTCCATCGCCTGGGGCGTCGCCTGCCTCAAGCCGGAACACGTCGCCATCCTGTTGGGTTAATCCCAGCACGGCGAGCGGCGGGCATGAGCCCGCTGTTTTCAGGACACCGGCGAGCGGCGGGCGTCAGCCCGCTGTTTTCAGGACGGGCGCGCATCAGCCGATGGGCGCATTGAAACAGGGGACTGACGTCCCCCGCTCGCCCAGTATCAGGATCTCACATGACCTACGCCGCGCAAACCGACATTGATGCCCGCTACCCCGGCGAACTCGCCCAGGCCGGCCCGCGCGACAGCAACGGCGATCTGGATACCGCCGCGATTGACCTGGCGCTGAGCGCCGCCGATGCGATCATCGACCGCGCCTTGCGGGTGATCGGCTGGACATTGCCGCTCAGCGATCCGGTGGACGAATGGGTCATCACGCTGGCGGTTGATTTGGCGCTGTACCTGGCCACCCCGACCGTGCTGGCCAGTCAGGCCGACTTCGCGGACCGCAAGACGCGCTATCAGGACGCCCTGGCGACGCTGGAAGCCATCGCCCGAGGCGACCTTCTGCCGCAACGCCCCGCCGGTAACGGCGCTTCAACGACCCTTTACACGACCAGTAATGACCGTTTATTCGGCAGGGGAAGACTTTGACGCCCAGCGCGATTCAAGATGCCATCGTCGCCACCCTCACGGCCCGCTACCCCACGTTCACCGTCGAGCCGCACGGCGGCAACTTTACCGAACGGGAAGTGCCCATGCTGCTGGCCAAGGCCCCGGCGATCCTGGTCGGCTGCACGAACATTCCCGATCTGCAATCCGTCGGCGTTGATAAATGGCGCGCGACGCTGCGCTGGGCGCTGTTCGTGCTGGGCGCGGATACGGCGGTGACAGAACGCCATGACGTGGCGCTCGATACCGTCTTTGACCTGTTGCTGTGGCTGCCCAGCCAGCGCTGGGCGGTCCCCGCCGCGCGCATCCCTGATCAGTCCACGTTCGGCGCTGACAACCTTTACACCGGCTCCCTGAATAATCTGCGCATCGCCCTGTGGGGCTTGCGCTGGGACCAGACCTTTACCTTCACTTCCACCCCTTGAGGAACCCCGACTATGGCAACTGGCCTACTCGTTGCGATTGACCCCTACATCGCCCGCTTGAGTTCGGGCGCGAACGTGGGCTATGTCGGCCCCGTGAACACCACCACCCTGAAATTGACCCAGCCCGACCCGGACAAGATCGAGCGCATCAGTTATTTGCGTTCGTCCTATGGCCAGGCGCTGGACAGCTACAACCGGCCCAAACCGGTCGAGATTGAATTCACCATCGACGATTGCGACCCGGATTTGTTGAGCATGGCGATGCTGGGCGTTCCTGCCGCCTACAGCCAAACGGTACGGCTGATCGGCGATGCGGCCAGCACGTTCACGGCCCGGCATGATCGCTGGGTGAGTCTGAGCCACAACAGCCTGACCGCGTTTGTGATCACCGGCAAAACCGAAGGCACAGACTATGAGGTGGATCTGGTCGGCGGCCTGTGCATGGTGCTATCGACCGGCACAATTGCCGACGCCAGTACGGTCAGCTACACGGCGGCGGCGCCTTCCCGCAGCGGTGAAAAAATCGACGCGGGTACCGAGACCGTCATTCAGGTAGCGATCCGTGGCGTGGGCAAGAACCTGTTTAATGACCGGGCGATGGAAATCAACGTCTGGCAGGCCAATATCAGCCCGGCGGGCGCGCTGGATTTCATTTCCAAGGAGCCGATTAGCCTGACTTTCAAGGGCACCTGTATCGTGCCTGCGGGCAAGGCCGGGCCGTATCAGTATCTTGAGTATGCCTGATGCCCGATGTCATCACGCTGGGCAGTGTGACGCTGCCTGGTGATCTGCAATGGACGGATGAATTCACCTGGTGCGCCGTTGAGCGGTCTCAGTCTCAGACGATCAGTGGCGCCGTGGTGCTCTTTGAGGCCGTCAAGCTGGCCGGACGCCCGATCACGCTCGAAGCGGGCAACCCCGGCGCGGGCCTGATCTGGCTGGACCGCTCGACCATCGAAGACCTGATGACCCTCGCCAGTACGGTCGGCTGGGAGGGGACATTGACCCTGGCGGATAGCCAGACCTTCACCGTGGCCTTCCGCGATGAAGGCGTTATCGCGCAGCCGGTGCGGCATATCGCGCCGCTGGAAACCGGCGACCCGTATACGCTCACCCTAAAATTGCAAACGGTCTAACGATGGCGGCCAATAACAACCTCGTGTTGCAACTGCTGATCACCGCCCGCGACCAGGCGTCGACGGTTTTCAGCAATCTTTTTGGCTTTCTCGACAAGACCACGAGCGCGACCGCCAACCTCATCCGCGAAAAGTTTACCGACCTGTTCGGCGGAGGACTGGACGGGGCGATTGAATTTGAAGCGCAACTGGATCGGGTGGCCGCGAAGGGCGGATACACGCAAGCCGAAGTCGAGAAGCTCAAAGCGTCGGCCAGCGCATTGGGCGCGCAGTTCGGGATTTCCGGCACTGACGCCGCTCGCGGCATGGAATCGCTGGCGGCGGCGGGCCTGTCCGCCAATGAAGCCATTGCCACCTTGCCGCAAGTGCTGGCCCTGGCGTCGGCGGAACAAATCAGCGCGGATGCCGCCGCCGAGAAGCTGATTGACTCCCTCAGCATTATGGGGCTGGGCTTCGAGGAAGCCGGACGCTTGGCGGATGTGCTGGCCAAAGGCGCGAACATCACCACGTCCAGCGCCAGCCAGTTGGCCGAGGCGCTGTCCGAAGCGGGCGGCGTCGCCAAGGCCGCCGGGCTGGATTTGGAAGTGACCGTTGCTGCGCTTGACCTGCTGCACAAGAACGGCATCAAGGGCAGCGAGGCGGGCACCGCGCTGAAAGCGATCCTGACCGCGCTGCTCGATCCGGCCAGCAAGGCCAGTACCGAACTGGACGCTCTCGGCATTACCAGCCGTGATCTGGGTACGGTCATGGGCGAATTGAAGGGACGCGGCGATGCGGCGTCTACCGCCATCCTGGCGTTTGGAACAGAAGCCGGGCCGGGCTTGCGGGCGTTGATCGGCGAAGGCCAGGAAGGGCTGAACGACTACACGACGCAACTGCGCAACGCCGAAGGAGCCGCCGCGCTCGCCGCCGAGGAAATGGGCGGCAATCTCAAGAGCGCCCTGGCCGCGCTCGCCAGTGGCTGGGAAAGCCTCAAGGCGGCGTTGCTCGATCCGCTGTTGGCGCCGATCACGAAACAGGTCAAAGACCTGGCTGCGGCCTTCCAGGAAGGACTGAGCAGCGACAAGTTCAAGGACGTACAAGAGACGATCCGCCAATTCGGCGAAGCGACCGCCCAAGCCATCGGCGATTTCATCCGGTCCTTCGATTTCAACGGCGCCCTGAATGCAGTGGCGTCGTTTGCGACTTCCGCCAAGGCTCATTTTTCCGACCTGAGCCAGGCGGCCAACGTCGCCGCTGGCGTCGTTCAACTCGCCTGGAACGGGGTCACAGCGACCTTTCAGACCCTCGGCGCAGGGATGACCACCGTGGTGGCGTCCATCGTCGCTACGCTCGCCAACATCGAAGAGGCGGCGTCTAAAGTCGGCCTGGGCAGCGTTCAGCGGGCGAACGAGTTGCGGGCAACCGCGCTGAACCTGCAACGCACCGCCACGGGGTTATTGGCGGGCGCCGGGCAATCCGCCGATGCGATGGGCGCGGCGTTTGACCGGATGACCGCGAAAACCGAACAGGCAAAAACGGCGGTCAATCAACTCAAAACGGCGGTGGATCAACTGCCTGCCGACGCGGCGACGCTCACCCCGATCATTCGCACCCTGGAAGATTACAAAGTCGCCCTGGATAACGCCAAGGTGGCGCAGGCACAGGCCGCCCAGGCCGCCAGCGACGCCGAGGCGGATTACCTGCTGGCCGGGCAAGCGATGGATGCAGGAACCGGCAGCGCCTATCGCTACGAAGAGGCCGCAAAAGCCAACCGCGCCGCGCAACTCAACCTGAAGGCTGCACAGGCGGAAGTCATTGCCGCCAGTGCGGATTACACCCTGGCCACCCAGGAAGCGATTCGCGGCATTGACGCCGAAAGCGTGGCGGCGTCCCGACTCATTGCCAGCAAGAAAGACATTTATGCAGAAAATCAGCGGGCGAATGCCATTCGCCAGGACATCGCCGCCGCCTACGCCGAGAACGCTAACGCCGCCGTTGCTGTCGCTCAAGCTGAACTGGAGTTAGCGCAGGCCAAAGGGGACGCCCAAGCGATTAGCGAAGCTTCGCTGACCCTGGCCGAAAAAGAACTCGTGGCTCTGCAAGCCAAAAGGATTGAGCAGGAAAAGGCGCTCCAGCAGGTGCAGTTGCTGGCGGCGCGCATTGATGATCTGACCCGGCGGAAAGAGGTGTTGACCGGCGCGGAACAGGCCGAACTGGCGGAATTACAGAAAAAGTATCCAGCCATCCAGCAAGTCGTTGCCGCTCGCCAGCAAGAGCTGGCGGCGATTGATACAAAAATCCAGGAGCAGGAACGCGAACGCGCCGAAGCCGAACGCATGGCCAGCGCCATTGGCCAACTGACCCGGCTTTACCAGGAACAGGCCGATGAACACCAGCGCAGCGCGGACGCTAGAGAACGCTATGTCGATATGCAACTGCGGGAAATCGAGGGGTCCATCCGCGTCGCCAACGCCAAGGGCGATGAATTGGAAGTCGCTCGATTGCAGGCGGAACAACAGCAAGTTCTGATCGAGCAGGCGGAACAAATCGCTGCGAACCGCGCTCAGGAAGCGACCGACGCGCAAAACGCGGTGAACGCTAAAACGCTCGAATTGTTAGCCGACGGTGAACTCTCCAAGGCGGATCGGCAACAGATTGCCGATCTCCAAGCGCTCGCCGATCAGAAAAAGATTACGGCACAAGAGGCGCTCAACCACGCCGACGCTTTGCGCAAAGAAGCCGAAGCCGGACGCGAATTACCCAGCGTGTGGGAAGACGCGAACCAGCGCATTCAGCGCATGGCGAAAGCATCCGATGAAGCGGTCAAGGCCAGCGCCGCCAACGCCAAAGCCGCCGGCGATGTGGTCAGCGGGTTTTACAACGCATCGATTTCTGTCCTGTCCAGCCTCAGCGAAGGAGCCGTAGCGGAATTCAAACGAATGCGCGGCGAGATCGTTCCGACCGGGGATGCCCTGGATGTGGTGCGGCAACGGATTGACCAGACAGAACAAGCGCTAGGCCGCATGGGCACGTCTGGCGACACGACGGCGGCGTACCTGTCGCAAATCACTCGCGATGCGAACGAAGTACAAAAGGCGTTTCTAGGCCAGGCCGAGGCCACTGAGCGGTTTATCGAACAGTTGAATCAGGTCGGCCAGGGCGGACAGTTTGCCGGGGAAGGGCTGGAAACGCTCATTCGACAGGCGCAGGAATCGAAAGAGCAATTCAAGTTGCTGGATGATTCGCGGTTGGATCAATTGCAAGCCGCCATCGACGCCGCGAATGACAAACTCCGCGAAATGCAGGAAGAAACCCAGTCGGCCCGCGACCGTCTGGCGGAACTGAACGCGGAAATTCTCGAAGAGCAAGGCCAGGGCCAGCAGGCCGAACTGCTCCGGCAACAGCTCGATTATCAGCAGCAACTCGCCGAACTCGAAGCGCAGCGCCAGGCCGCCACGATGACCGGCAACCGTGAACTCCTGGAGTTGCTGGGCCAGCAGGAAAGCAAACTGACTGAACTGAACCGGCTGAAAGTCGCCAACATCCAGGCCGACGCGACCGGCACGGAAGGCGTGGATCAAGCCACGCGCAAGATGACCGCGTTTGCCCAAGCCAGCGCCCAGGCCAGCGCCGCCGTTGCGGAAACCCGTAACCAGTTGGGCGCACTGGGTAGCGCCGATCTCGGCAACGTGCTGGGGCAGTTTGATGCGCTGCGGCAAAACGTCCAAACGGTGAATGATTTGCTATGAGTACGCCCATGATTATCCTGATCGAAAACGTGCTGTTTAACCCCCCACCCTCACAAGAGGAAATTGCCATGAAGTTGAATGAACTGTCTGCGGTAGTCACTGCGCTGGTTGGCCAGGTCGAAAAGGTGAAAACCGAAGTCCTGGCGCGTATCGATGAACTGGATCAAGCGTTGCTGGACGTGACCTTGCCTGCCGAAGCCGAAACCGCCCTGGAAGCGCTGCGGGCCGGTATCCAAGGGCTTGACGATCTCAACCCCGACGCCGTGGTCGAGCCTGAACCCGTCGCGTAAGAGTCAATCCGTAGGGAAGGTTGCGCCAAGAAACGAGCAAATACAGGCCATGAAAAAGAAGTTTGGCACTGAGTCGCCAGCCTGGGCGGGCGCTCTAGGGTTCGATTCCCAACTTGGCACAACCTAACCAAAATATCAGAAGTCAATGAACATCGAGAAGAAAAAATACAGTCATTCGCCGTGGCGTCTGATCACGAAAGAGGGCCGCGAAGTGTATTGGCCTGCCGCTTTTGATCATCCGGCGGGCGGGATGACCGTCATCAATGAGCCCATTTGCGGCGAGACACGGGCCGAATGTAAAGAGCAGGCGTTAGCCCTACTGGAATATCTGCTGAACTCGTACCTGGAGCAACGGCGGAAAATCTCATGAGTCTGATCGGAAAAATCCAGCAACTGAACGATGCTGACCTGTCCAAACTGAGCAGCCGGCTGGCATTGATCCGGGCTGAGATGGAGAAGAATATCAAACCGACCGTCGTCGCCGTCGGCGCGCCGTCATCCAGCGCGAGCGGACTTACTCCGGCGGCGCTCATCCAAGCTTTAAGCGAGGCTAAAAAGGCCGTTTTATGACCATTTACGCCAGTGATCTACCGCTCCTGAAAGCCGAGCGGATGACGGATGACGCCGACTCGGGCGGTTACCCAACGGCCAACGTCATTCAGGATAATGTCGATAATAACCTGTTTCCCGATGTCGATAGTGGCCAGCGCGTCGCGGGTTACTCGCAACTGCGCAAGTTCTTTGCTGCGTTGCGTTCGCCGAACGACGAAACGTTCATGGGCGCGCGCCTCTACCTGTCTTCGCCGCCGGAGGATGACGCGGTAAGCGTGGCGCTGTTCCCGTGCGCCGATGGTGATGAACAGCCCGAACTGTTGGACGTGCTATATCGTTACACGACAGAAGGAGCCAACTCGAATTACCGGCTCTATACCACCTATGGCATCGGCTCCACGACGATTGCTTTGTATTTTAACAAAGACCAGGGCGCTACGGTCTATCAGTCGGTTAAACCCACTCTCCCGATTGTTGCGGGACAACGACTCATTTTGGAAGATTCGGGGCTGAACAGTCGCCAGCTTGTCATCGTGCAAAGTGTCGCTGTATCGCAAACCACGGACGGCAGTCTGGATATTTACACCCTGACGTTGCTGGAGCCGCTGGAATACACCTTCCGCGGCGCACTCCTCACGCTGGCCGGGGATAAAGATGCGGTCACGCAAACGCAAGCCTACTTTGTTGCGCCGCTGTCGATTCCGGTGATCGGTATTAGCCCGCTGGACGTGGCGGCGGATGATGGAGATCGAACCGTCGTCGTGTCTTCGCTGAATGCCCCCCTCGGCGTGCAGACGTTCATGCAGCAAGCGCAATCAGCGCTCGATGTCGGTTGGTCACGCTCTGCCACTCCCTGCCTTGCGAGCGTCCACGCTGCGTCGGCGGGGCGACAGCAACTGTTGCCGGTGATCGGCGATCACACGGTTTTGACGCGCATCGAGTATTACCACAACAACGCTTGGCAAGTGGTTGAGCTTTATTCATTGGGAGTGAATGGCGGAAACTTCCTGGTGACGTTGCCGGTTTCCGTTTCGGCGTCTACACCTCTGGTCTATTTCTCCAGAACCTCCGGCTTCGGTTCGCCGACCACAAAAACCGATTTTGTTTTTGTGCTGCCCGCGCCCGTCATTCCGGGCTCTGCGTCGATCCTGGGGCTTTCCGATCTCGGCAATACCATGAACAGCATCGATGATGGCGTCGGCGGCTGGACAGGAATCGAAGTTGCAGGGTCGATTGATTACGATACGGGTCTGGTGCAGGTCACACTGAATGAAACCTGTGAGCCGCTGAATGTCAGCATTGATGCCCTGGTCGAAACGACGGTCAATTTGGATGTCAGCGGCTCGCCGGTGGATCTGCGCCGCCTCCCGCCGGACAAGACCGCGCCGATCTTCCGCCTGGGCGAAACCGTCATCGTCCATCACACGCTGAATCAGACCCTCGCTAACCCGCTCGTGGCCGATACCACGTACACGCTGAGTCGCGCCAATGTCGATCAGATTTGGTTGGAAGACTCGGTGGGGGCCAGGATTCCGACCGGTCAATACACGGTCAATCTGACGGCGGGCAGCATCCATACCGCCGTCGGCCTGAACTTGACGGGCTATCAACAGCCGATCAAAGCGTTCACGACGCTGGAAGATGAATCGCTGATCATTGGCATAGCGGGCAATACCCTGTCGTTGAATCAGGCGCTCACGCATGATTACCCGCTGGATGGGAATAGCTATGTGTCATCCATCTATCGTATGGGCTATCTGCGGGCGTCTGTGAGCGTCCCCTTCGCGCAACAGGCATGGACAGAAGTCTGGAGCGACACGCGCATCGGGAACGCGATTACGCCGCAGTACAACCATGCCACGTATCCGCCGGTAGCCACGAATCAGGGCGCGATTACCGAACGTTGGCGCATCCAGTTCACCAGCACGACGCTGGTCAATATCATCGGCGAGAAGGTGGGCCAGATTGCCACTGGTTTGAGCATCACGGCCTCGATTGCGCCGATCAACCCGAATACCGGTGTCCCCTACTTCACGCTTGATGAGGACGGCTGGGGAGCCGCTTGGCAACCGGGCCACTTGTTGCGATTCAATACCACGGGCGCGCATCGCGGCCTTGGGGCAGTGCGGGTGGTGCAGCCGAGTCCCCACGTTCCTGGTGTGAGTGATCGAATCCGCATAACCTATCTAGGGGATGTCGATGCCTAACGTCGTCTATTTCAACAGCACCATGAGCGGCGCACCGTCGCTCAATAATGCCGTGAATACCGCTATCGGCGTCCTGGATGCGTGCCTGGTCGATGGCTTCGGGAGTGTCACGGTCGATAGCCTGGTCGTGGCGTCGGATGTGGCGACGGTCACGGTTTCCAGCGGTCATCAGTTTGCGATGGTGGGCAACACCGGCCCGGTCATTCGGATCTCGGGCGCGAATCCTCCCGCGTTGAATGCCGATTGGCGCGTCACGGTCACGAGTTCAACCGTTTTCACCTTTGCCACCACGGGCATTACTGATCAAACCGCGACCGGAACGATCAGCGCCAAGCGAGCGCCAGCGGGTTTCTCGAAGGCGTTTTCTGGCACAAATAAAGCGGCCTATCGCAGCGATGATGTCACGGGCAACCGGCATTACTTGCGCGTGGATGACAGCATCGGGGCCAATGCGCGTGTGCGCGGCTTTGAAACAATGAGCGATGTGGATACCGGCACGGGACCGTTTCCGACGGATGCGCAAATTTCCGGCGGGCTGTATCTCGGCAAGTCCAATTCCGCGACCGTTCGCGCCTGGTTTCTGATCTCGGATGGGTTGATGGTCTATTTCATGGCCGACTATACCGGGAGTTGGAGTAACGGCACAGGCGGTTTCATCTTCGGTGATCCGGTGCCATACAGAACGCCCGATGCTTATGCGACGGTGATGATTGCGGGCACCAGTACGGGCGCGCAAACCGAGTGTCAGCGGCTTTTTAATACTTCAGGGTCTTATGTGGCGCGGGCGGTCTCTCAACTCGGCGCGAGTCAGTCACAGTATCGTTGTTCGCATCGTGCGACGGATGCCAGCTTAGGTAATGGTGCAAATCTGCAAGCGTATCCATCGCCTGCCGATAACGCCGTACATTTGTGGCCGGTCGAGAGTTGGGATGGAACTGTTTTGGCGGCGAGAGGCGTCATGCCAGGGGTGTGGAATCCACTGCATGCCGGCAATCCTCCTCATTTGACGGTCATCGAAGATATTCCCCAACTGCCAGGGCGCACGCTGTTGACGTTGCATGGTTGGAACTCCAACAACAAAGTTTGTTTTGACCTGACCGGGCCTTGGCGATGACCGGGCGAGTGTTAGTGCAGGAAAGCTTGCGCCGCGACATGGAAGACGGCGGGCCGTACCGCGTCGTTGAAGTCGTGACAGAAATGCTGACTCCAACGGGGCCGCGTCGGACTCGGTTGTGCGATCAAATCAGTGGACGCCCGGTGCGCGAGCAATGGTCAGACCCGATCACCGGCGAAGTGGATTTCCCGTACATTCGCCAAGGCCCGTGGGTGCTCTATGCGCTCGATCATACGGAAGCGCCAACGTTTGAAGCCGAAGCGATTTCAGACCGCATCGCTACCTTGTCCGGCGAACGCCCGTGATTCTGAATGGCGATCTTCGGACGGCCCGGCTGCAACTCGTGGCCGACGCCATCAGCGACGGGACGTTGACGCTGTACACGGCTCCTCAGCCTGCCCTGGGCGCGGCTCTCACGACGCAAACCGCATTGGTTGCAATCCCTGTGCCTGCGGGCTTGACCGCCGCTGACGCCACGCTGACGTTGCTCTTGACCTTGCCGCCGATTGCCGCTGATGGGGATGCCGCTTGGGGCCGTTTTGTGGATTCCAGTGCGCAGTTTGTGGCGGATGGAACGTGCGGCGTGCTGGGGAGCAGTGCGGATTTTCAACTGGCGTTTACTGAGCTATCCGCTGGAGGGACGCTGATCCCGCTCGTCTCGATTATTTCGGAAGGCTAATCATGGCCGGCGGGTTCCTGAACTTCAAGACGCTCCGACCGGGGTTCCTGAATTTCGGCGATTCAGGGACGGTCTTCAACGAGTTCAACATTCAATCGACACTGCCGCCGCCAACGGTTTCGATGCAATGGATGATCGGCGTGCGGCAACGCATCACGACCGGAACCCCGTGGCACGTCGCTACGCCAGAGATCACTACGATTTCTGCACCTTCCCCGGCGGGAACTCGATTACCGATCACCACGGGCCAGGCGTGGTCTTCCGGGCTACGATTCCCGCAAGCGCTATCGGCGCGCTGGTTGGCGGGGCAACCGTTGCACAGCGTCACGAGTAGCCCGTGGTGGAGTCTCGATACGGTTTATTCCCGTCATCGGCTCCCGTGGTCGATGGCGGAACGCCTGGCCCTTGGAGATTCGATCCCCTGGCAGTCGGGCGAGCGATGGATTTTTGGCACGGGCGCACCTTGGCAAGCCGGGGAACGCTGGATTTTTGGCACAGGAATGCCCTGGCAAGCGGGCGAGGTCATTCTTCGTGATCTGGTGGCCCGCTGGGATTACCCGCCCCGCGCCCTGGTCGATCTGCGGATTGTGTGGGATGGCGCCATTCCGGCGCCACATGGTTCGCACCCGCCGCCGTATGTGCCTCCCGATCCGGGCAAGGCGTGGGGCATTCTCAACTTTTCTTGTCTCTGGCCGAACCGGCTGAATTTTGGGCGCTTGTGCCAGGGCGCTTATAACCTGCTGGTTCCGATCCGACGGAGTTACCGCGTGATCAATCAAGGCGTACTGATTCGTGTATCTGATGGCGCGGATATTCCAGTGTCTCAAATGACGATTGCCCTGGACTGGGAACAATGGTGCTGGACGCTTTCCGCGACGCTCATCGGGCGCACGGCTTACGAGCGATTGCCGTCCGCACCGGACACCGTGCAAGCGACGATCAACGGGTTTATCTGGCAGTTTGTAGTCGATAAAGCCGATTACCGCCGAGCGTTCAACTCGTTCAGCGGGTCGATCACCGGACGTTCTCCGATTGCGCAACTCGCCGCGCCCTTTGCCAACCCGCGCACCGGGCGCGAGGCGTCATTGCGGACTGCTCAGCAACTCGTGTTGCAAGAGATGCCCGGAGGCTGGACGCTGGACTGGGACTTGCCGGACTGGACAGTTCCCGCCAGCGTCTTCGAGTACCAGAACTCAACGCCCATCGAAATCATTGGCCGCGTCGTGCAGGCGTGTGGCGGGAGGATGTACCCTGATCCTGAACTCTTGACGATTCATGCGGTTCCGAAATGGCCCCAGAAGCCGTGGGACTGGTTGACGTTCATTCCCGATGCGACCTTGCCTTCGGCGTACACCCTCACAGAATCTTTGCAGCAAGAGCCGGGGCAGGAATACGAAGCGGTCATGGTGGCGGGGGGCGTCGATAGCGGCGTGGTGGTCATGGCGCGGCGGGATGGTACGGCGGGTGCGACTCATGCGCCGTCGATCACCGATGCGCTACTCGTGCATATCGACGCCGCAACGCCCCGTGCGGTGCAAGAGTTGGCGGATCATTGGCCGATGAAGCGCTACAGCCTGACCTTGCCGTTGCAAGAGCAACCGGCGGGCGCGGGCTTGATCTTGCCGGGAACCACCCTGGATTTTGCGGATGGCGCGGACGGATGGCGCGGGCTGGTCATCGGGACGCAAATCTCGATGACTTGGAACGAAGTCAGGCAAACCCTGGAGTTGTTAGCGCCATGAACCTGTGGAAACAGTACCAGAGTTTGACGGCGACGGGGCCGCGCTTTATTGGCGAGGTCACGGCTGTTGCCACCGCGTTTGGGGAGACCCGCGCCACGCTGGAGCTATTGCCCGGCGGCGCTGAAATCGAAGTGACTGCAAGCGGACAATCTATCGTCGTAGGCCAAAAATGGATCGTCCAGGACGGCAGGATTTTGGAACCCGCGCCGAGTGGGGCCGTAGTAAATGTGGTGATTTGA